ATACCCCTCTTCTTTAGGTGATACTGCAGGTGTTAGTTCTGTACTACTTACATCCCATGAATCACTAAAGTCATAAGCAATGCTAGGTATTGGGGTTAAGTCATTACCACTAATACTCCATACATAATCCTCTACAGCTACTGCAGCAGCACGTGGGAAAGCAGTTAAACTTATTCCTATCCCCGGCATCAGTATCCAAAGTAACAGATTACACCACCATCAGCGTCTGCTTCAGGAGTTATAGTTGTATATCTACCAACTATAGTTAATCCTTTCGGATAAGTTATTCCTGTAGCATCATTACCACCAGCACCATTATAGTTGTCTAAAAAAACTAAACTTTGACTTGAAGGTGATACAGCTGAACTTAATGTTATTGACGTGCTACCTCCATATTCTACAACAGTAACACCTTGTTTACTTGGTCCACTATATATTGGAATTGGAGTTTCTGCATCAACAGTTATACCATTATCAATAGTGTCTCCTTGATTAATTAGTAAAACAAATTGACCTTTTTTAATTAAGGAATTAGCACCACTAAGAGTTGGTGTTGTTGTTGAGCTTGCATCACTAAGATTTTGTTCTGTTACTCCATTAAAGTTAACATGATCTGCTGCTTCTGTTGAAAAAAAGTTTGGTCCTGTAACTCCTAAGTTTTCACTTTTTAAAACAGTAGGAGTATTATCTGCTAAAAATTGAATCGCAGTTATTACCATACCTTGTGGTGGAACTACAGGTGTTGCTGTTTGACAAGTAACACTACCTAATTGTCCAAAGTTATAAGATGTTCCGGTTGAATTTATACCCATTTTATTTTTGTTTTATTTTTTATTTTTATTTAGGATCAAAACTACCTAAGTTAAAATTACCACTAAGTATATCATTACCTGATGACTCAAAGTTTTTAGGTGGTTTTTCATTTTTTCTTTGATCAATTAACTCAGATTGTTGAGTTGCTTGAATTTTTGTTCTATTATCTTTTCTATCTTCTCTTTCTTTTTCCCTAGATCTTAAAGACTGAACTTCCATATTTTTTAGTCTCATGTTCATTTGAAATTCAAGTTGCATCAACTCCTTTTTTGCAAATATTTCTTGTTGCATTTTTTGAGCTTCTAATTGAGCTTTTAACTGCTCCATTTGACTTTCTATCTGAGCCATAGATTGTTGCTTTTGGACTTCTGCTTGAGCCGCAACTTGTTGTGCTTGTGCATTTGCTTGAGCTTGAGCTTGTATGTTTTGTTGTTGAGCAATTTGATCTCTTTCAAACTTTTTCTTTCTTTTTACTTTTAAAAGTTGATTAGCAAGTTTTACATTTTTAATTTGTCTCAGATCTATAGCATCCTCTAAATCTATTCCTTGTTGTGAAATAGCTGCTTGTATATTATTTTCAAGCATTTGTTTTTCTTCTTCATCTGGTTCAAGTTCTAAAAATATACCAAAATCATGAATATGTAAATTATTTAACTCTTCTAATGTCGCAACATTGTGCACGCCTATACTTTGTATGAAAGCATCTTTAGTTTCTGAGTATTCTATTATATCTGATATTCTAAGAGATAAACACTCAGCGGTTTCTGCTGTTAAAAATAAACCAGATTGTAATATGTGTCTAGTTGCTGTATTAGAATTTGCTGCAGCTATTTTTTGTAATCCCACTAAAGCATTTTTATCAGGAGCACTACCATCTCTAGCCTCATTCAATCCTGTTACATCTCTTATCATTTGTAAATAGTAGTTGTAATTTGCTATTAATGATTGCATTTTAGCTCCACCATTACCACTAGCTATTTCTTGGATAGGTACTTTACCGGGATTCATATCTCCGTCAGATGTTAGAGACCTACCTATTACACTACCAGTTTGAAAGAACATATTTAATGCCTCTTGTGGGTTGTAATTAGTTCCATTACCAAGATCAACTTCAGCTATACCATCAGCATCTAAATACACTCCATCTGGTATCATTCTAGACATGACCTGCTGAAGTTTTAGATGAGTTAACTGTATCATGTCTGCAAATCCAGTTATTCTATCAACTAAAGATTCTATTCTTCCTCTATACATTCTTGGGGCAACAATAGAATAATTCATTTTAACCTTAGAATTATCGCTTTTAGGTCGCATCATATTAGATGCCAACTCCCATTTTAATAATATTTTTGTTCCAAGAATTAAAACACCCTCATATAACACTTCAACAGATCTAGATATTTTTTCAAAGTTAGAATCTAAAACTTCTATTGGAGGATTAAAATTGTCATCTTTAACAATAACTTTTAAACCACCAGAACCTGTTTGTTTTAATTTATATACTTCATTCATATACGTTTTGTAATTGAAATAAAGTACATTTATTTGGTTATTATCAGTTTTATCGTAGTATGATCTGTTGTTTCTAACTGATACTGTGTTTGGTTGTTTTTCTATTTCTTCTAAATCTTCATTAGTAAGATTTGGGAACTCTTTTTTTAATTCGTTTATAGGTATTGTTTTTATTTCACCAGCGTAATAAATATCTTCAAAGTAAGGTGATTCAGTGTAAGAGTAAACTAAATTCATTGGATCTACATACTCTATTTTTACACCTTCAGATGTATTAAATGTATTCTTAACACAACCAATACCTAAAACAGTTAAATCGTAAAAAAATCTTTTCTTTGTGAGTTCATATTTATTAGCTTCAAACAATACATTAATAGCTTGCTCTTCAGCTATTTCTATTGCTTGTTTATAGGTTAGTTGCATGTGTAATGCAAGTTCCTCTTCTGAATCTGGTAGTTTTTCTTCTGGGGTTGTTGAAAGATCTAACCCAAAAGCTTGCTTTGAAAGTTCGTTGAGCTCTTTAGTTCTCATGTCTTTCAATAGTTCTTCCATGTATTCAGTTCTCTTACTGACTCCATAAGGATCTTGAGAAAAAGCTTTTATATCATATGTTCTCTCAGCAATACCATTAACTACAATATCTACAAACTTAGGTATTATAGGTACAGGTCTCCAATCTAAATTAAGATAAGACAAATCACCGTTTATAGATAATTCATCTTTATATTTTTGTACAGATTGTTCTCCTCTAGCATACAATCTTAATCTATGAAAATTATTAAAATTAGTTCTAAATCTTTGACTTCCATAGTCTCCATAAAACCATTCACTTTCAATTGCCTTAGCAACTTTAAGACCATATTCGGAACTTATCTTTTCAAGATCACTTACTACTTGACTAGGAAAATAATTCTTAATAGTTGAATCAGCCATATTGTTCTTTTATTATTTTAGATGCCATGCCTTCATTTTTATATCTAGCAAATCCAATGTTTATTTTTTGTTTTTGTTTTTGCACAACAGGTGTGTATAAATTTCTATTACAAGCCATAACTGCTAGCCCACTACTTATTGATGCATCAAATTTAGTCCTATTATTTATATCAAACTTAGACCAATCGTTTAATGTTTTATTAAAGAACATATTTCCAAAACTCCCTTCTGATGTTGCACCAACATGATTTTGTATATACATTTCAATAGCAGCAGCATGTGCTTGTTTCATGTCTTCACTAGAGTTTGGTATACCACCTATTTCTTTTTCTGTTATAGATAATTTATTCCATACTCTGTCTGGTCTATTCATAGAATAACCTCTATACCCCCTTCTTTTTAAATAATAAAGAAGTCTTGGTTTATTGTTTTCTGCAAGTATAGGCATCCCATAAAATACTAACGCCATTAATACATCTTCAAAAAATATTTCTGCTGTTTGAGGTCTAGCAATATATTCTAAGAAAAATTTGTTCGTTGGAGCGTCCTCCATAGAAAATTTTGTTAATCCATGTAAAGCTCCCTTAGAACCTTGACCGTCAACAGTACCAGATATATCATAACTATCACATCCAAAAGCACCTATATGTTCATTACCCGGTTTTTTACCGTTGTTAGTTTGTATTACTTTATTTTGTAAATGACTTTGTGGTATCCAGCTAATATTAAATCTACCTTTCGGATCTGGATAAAATATTACTTTTGAATCTTTAATTCCATTAATCCACTGAAAGTTACCTGTAGTTATAGAGGCATTATTTTCCATAACTTCATTATAGTCTATTTGCTCGTATATTTTAGTTAAGTTAAATATACTATTTTTAGTTTCATCTCTAAATGCATGTTCTTCTGTTCTAGGGAATTGTCTGTAAAACTCATTTAGTGCATCAGGATCATTTTTTAATCCATCAACTTCATTTTGCCAATGTTCTAATATACCTATATCTATGTAATCCCCATAAGGTCCTTTAATTTCTTTTTTAGGTGTATCAAATACTGGCTGACCGTATTCATCAATAAACCCTTCGTAATTCCATTCCATAGGAATAAAAAGGCTATAAAGCCCAGAACTAGTCTGCCC